TGGGCAAGATAATAGTGCAGGAGTTAAAGTAATTAAAGATGTTGAATTAGATTTGCATGGCAAACGAGTTTATATCATCGATGATATTTTAGATACTGGTGCTACAATGTTTGAAGCATTGCATTTAGTTAATTCTCGCTACGCAGCAGATGTAAAAGTTGTAACATTGCTTAAAAGAAAATCTAGTCCACTTATGACAGATTTTTATGCATTTGAAATTGAAAATCAATTTGTTGTTGGATATGGGCTCGATGATTGGGGTATTAAAAGAGAATTGCCAGATATTTACAAAGTTTAGGATACGGGTTAGATATTTATAATAAAGGATCATTATGATTATCTATAAAACAACTAATTTAGTTAATGGAAAATTTTATATAGGACAAGATTCTAAAAATAATCCAAATTATTTAGGCAGCGGAACTTTGCTGAATAAAGCAATTGAAAAATACGGTCGAGAACATTTTGTTAAAGAAATTATTGAATATTGCGAATCTGAAGAACAATTAAATTCTCGAGAAATATTTTGGATATCTGAATTAAAACCATTATATAATATAGCAAAAGGAGGCTCAGGTGGCGATACTATATCAAATCATCCGGAACGAGCTTTAATTATCGAAAAACTAAAACAACGACCTATACGTTATTGGACGGAAGAGCAAAAAAATAAGCAACGTGGAGATAAAAATCCAGCAAAGCGTATTGAAGTAAGAGAAAAAATAAGTAAATCAAAAATTGGAAAATCTAGACCAGATCAATTAGGCGAATTAAATTCTGCAAAACGATTAGATGTACGAGAAAAAATTCGTTTAAAACTAAAAGGAATTCCGAAAAATCGAATACAATGTCCATTTTGCGAAAAGGATGGCCAGGCATCTAATATGTATAGATGGCACTTTAACAATTGTAAATTTAAAACAAAAGAATAACATGTACCAAGCAATAGGTTATGACAAAAAAAGTGGTTTAATGCACGTATGGGATGATGAGTTAGGACATCAAAAGTTTCCATTTCAACCATATGCATATTTACCAGATTCAAACGGACAATACAAATCATTAGATGGTGCAGTGTTAAATCGAGTACCGGGAAATCACAAAGACAATCGAACAGCATATGAATCTGATTTAAATGAAGAAGTACGAACATTAATTGATTTGTATTATGAATCAGATGAGCCATCGAAAGGACATCGAGACTTTTTCTTTGATATTGAGTCTGAACGTGATGAAAATGGTTACTCGACACCAGAAGAAGCTCGTTTAAGAATTACATCTATTGCATATTATGATAAAGCTGGCAATGATCGTAGAGTATTATTGTTAGATGAAGAAAAACGTGTTACAACAAATGGTTTTTCAGAAACTGATTATGAAGTAGAAATATTTCGTAGTGAAGCGGATATGTTAACTCGATTTATTAATATATTTGCAGAAGTTCAACCCACAGTAATTACAGGATGGAATACAGATAATTATGATATTCCATATCTCATTAATCGTTGCAAAAATGTATTAGGTGCACAATCAATAAAAAAATTATCGCCGGCTGGAATTGTTGAATGGAATAAGAATCGCGAGCGTTATAAAATATTTGGAGTATCGAGTTTAGATTATTTGACACTTTACAAGAAATTTACATATACAGAACTTCCGAATTATCGATTAGACACTGTTGCTAAATTTGAATTAGGTAGAGGTAAAGTTGAATATGAAGGAGATTTGAATCAACTCTTTGCAACGGATATTCATAAGTTTGTTGAATATAACATGGTCGACGTAAATCTGGTTCAAGATCTAGATGAAAAGACACAACTTCTTAATCTTGCTCGAACCATATGTCATAAAGGCCATGTTCCATATGAAGATGTATATTATGCATCTAAATATTTGGATGGCGCTGCAATTGTAGATTTGAAACGCAATAGATTAGTTGCACCTAACAAAGCATTTCGTTTTATTGAAGAAGAAACTCAAGCAGATGCATTAGCAGGAGCTTATGTAAAAGATCCAGTTCCGGGATTATATAAATGGATATATGACTTAGATTTAACATCACTATATCCTAGTATCATCATGACACTTAATATTTCTCCAGAAACCAAAATAGGTGTTATTAAAAATTGGGATCAAGAATGTTTGTTAAAATCAGAACCACAAGAAGTAACGTTACAAGATGGCAAACATATTCCTCACGTTAAAGCGTGGTTGTCTGATAATCAATATACTGTTGCTAGCAACGGAACTATTTACCGAACTGATATTAGAGGATTCTTACCAACCATTCTAGAAAAATGGTTTGAAGAGCGTGTTATTTATAAAGACAAACGAGATGAGTTTGAAGTTGGGTCTGAACAATATAAATTTTATGATGCATTACAATTAACACAAAAAGTATTGCTCAATTCATTTTATGGAGTATTAGGACTTAAGACATTTCGTTTCCATGATTTAGATAATGCGGGTGCTATTACAGCAACTGGTCAAGCAGTAATTAAATTCTCTGCAAAAGTTATTAATAATCATTATGCAAAAGAAACAGGTCAAGATCATTTTATCAATGCAACAAAAGGTAAAGCAGAATTTGCATTTTATACTGATACGGATTCAACCTTTGTATCCAGTTTGCCATTAATTGAAAAACGATTCCCTGGATTTGATGAATCAGATGAACAATTCATGATTGATCAAACAAATGCAATTGCATCAGAAGTTCAATCATTGGTAAATAAAATGTATGACAAATATGCCGTAGTATTTCATAATACAGAAACGCATCGTTGGCAAATTAAACAAGAATATGTTGCAAAATCTGGTTTATGGATTGCGAAGAAACGATATGCACAATGGGTAATTTTCAAAGAAGGCAAACCTACGGATAAATTAGATATTAAAGGTTTAGATGTTGTTAGATCTTCATTCCCGGAAGATTTTAAAAAGATAATGAAAGAAACGTTATGGCATATTCTTAAAGAACGAGATAAGACTCAAACTACGAATATGATTCATGATTTCAAAAATAATCTTAAGAAATCTCCAGTACTCAATGTAATGAAAAATTCAGGAGTAAAGGAAATATCAAAATATACTAAAAAGCGTAAACCATTTACGGGTTATTTATCAGGAACTCCGGCACATGTTAAGTCAGCAATCAATTTCAATGATTTATTAACAATGCATAAGATTCGTGATATTGAACCTATAACAGATGGCGAAAAGGTTAAATGGGCATACTTATCAGATAACCCATATGGGTTTGATACTATTGCATTGCGAGGTTATCAAGATCCAAAAGTCATTGCAGATTTCGTTGAACAATATATCGATCGAAATAAAATCTTTGAAAAGGAACTGAAAAATAAATTAGATGATTTTTATGCTGCAATGAATTGGGGAGCATTTCCTGAAAATAATAACGTAGCTAAGTTCTTTTCATTTGGTAAATAGAAATAAATTTCTTATAATATAGTATGATTGGTTATAAAAGCGTATGGTTTGGTAAAGAAGTCGAAGGACGTTTTACTGACGTAGAAACAATGTTTGTTTCTGATTTTAATGAATTGTTACAAGGAAAAGCGACAACAAAACCGGTAGCACATGTTTATATTTGTTCGCCGGCGACTAAGCAATTGGTAAACAATGAACTTAAAGGATTTGATTGGGGTAATTTGTTTAATATGATGACAGACAAACAAATTGTTTCAATCGAAGTAGAACCTGGTATGCTTGAAAAGATTCCTCCAATGATTCGTATCAGAGCTCATATATTGCTAATGCTTAATGAAAAAGATGCTGGGTTGTTAAAGAAAACAGATAGCATCAAAGTTGTATATAATGATTATTCATTGTATTGCACGACAGTGCATAATATGCAACAAGTATTACCAGATGATTATAAATTTGATAGATTTGAACAATGAAATATAGCGTAGTAGTAACATTTAGCGTTGAAGGCTTCCATAATTGGCCTGCAGCAAAAGATATTTTTCCTGACGTAGCATTCTTATCAGATAGACATCGTCACATGTTTGGGTTTCGTTGTTATGCACATGTTACTCATACAGATCGAGATGAAGAATTTATTCTTCTTAATCGCAAAATACAAAAAGCATTAAGAAATGGATTTGTTAAGTCAGAACCTAATATATTAGAGTTTGGTTCAATGTCTTGCGAAGCAATTGGCGAATGGTTATTAGACGAGTTTGCTTCACTGTATAAAGTAGAAGTTTGGGAAGATTGGGAAAATGGTTGTGTTGTCGCGCGAGATTAGGGAAGATTAGGGAAGATTTTGAACTTATGTTATATTTATATTAAATGAAACATTTAGATACATATAGTATACGTTTATGCCCTCGTTGTAACACTGAATTAAAGTATAACGGAAAAAATCATATAAAAACGTCTCGAGAAGCTGAAAAAAAATCTAGAACATGTAAAAGTTGCTCAACGTCAGGACAAAATAATCCAATGTATGGTAAACCTGCTTGGAGTAAAGGAAAAAAGCGCCCGGAGCATAGTAAATGGTTAAAAGAAAATAATCCAATGTTTGAATTACAATATCGAGATAAATATTTTTTAGCACAATTTGGAATGACAGCGGAAAAGTGGGCTGAAACAAAAGATGAAAGATATTTGTATATATTAGAAGTTTTACGAATTACAAAAAAGCAATCATTACATACGTTAGAAAATTTTGATAAAATTGGACATATATCAAATGGCGGTTATGCTATTGATCATATTTATCCTAAATCTAAAGGGTTCGACAATAAAATTCCTGCTGAGTTGATAGGAGATATAAAAAATTTACAAATCATACCAGGAATTGAAAATTCAAAAAAACGAGAAAAAATTATTTATATTCCAGAACATATTCAACATTATTTGGATATGATATAATAATTTTATATAATAAGTTATGAAAATATTTTTAGTAGATTTAGAATCAATACCGACACGGTATACTTGCGAATGGAAGACTCACATTCCTCAGTTATTACGCGATAACGGATTTGAAGTTGTTGTGATCGAAGGAGATCATGAAATTCCAGAAGCAACAACACCAGGTGCCTTTTTAAACTTTGGAGGCACTAATATGTATAAAGCAAAACAAGTTTACCATTTAGCATATAAGTTTACCACAGGACAAATCAAATCAGGAGATCATATTATATTTACAGATGCTTGGCATCCAGGTATTATCAATGTAAAATATATGAGCGATCTTTTAAATATTCCAGTTGTAACGCACGGACTTTGGCACGCGGGTTCATATGACCCAAATGATTTTTTAGGTCGTCTCGTAGGAGATAAACCATGGATTAGACACGCTGAGCAATCAATGATTGGGGCATTTGATCATAATTGGATTGCAACCGCAGCACATTTTGATTTAATGCGCAAAACATATAAAGATGTATTTTTGAATCCAACATTTAATCGTACGGGTTGGCCAATGGAATATACACAAGATATGATACAATTTATTCCATGGCAACAAAAGCAAAATGTAATTGTGTTTCCACATCGTATTGCACCAGAAAAGCGTTTAGATTTATTTCAAGAATTAGCAGCACGCCCTGAATTAAAACATTATCAGTTTTGCGTTGCAATGGAAATGAATTTAACTAAAAAAGAATATCATGAATTGCTTCAAAGATCTAAATTTGCAATATCATTTGCAGATCAAGAAACATTAGGTATTTCTATGTATGAATCAGCTTGTGCAGGAGCATGTCCAATTGTTCCGAATAGATTATCATATACAGAAATGTATGATCCAATGTTTAAACAGGCAGATACAGTAGATGAAGCAGTTCAAGCAATATTAAAATATGAACAACAAGATTTATCAGAATCAATTGCAAATTTGGTAGATAAATTACATAATAACTTTTTTTCGGCAACAAACTTAATTAATAATTTAAAGGAATATAATGAGCGATAATAAAAGATTCATATACTTTCCATCTTTATCTGCAGGATCTATGGTATCTGCATTTAAGAAAGATATGAAGTTTACAAGCGGCGATCCTGTCAAGTTCTTTGATTCCCGATATCCAGAAAAGTGGAGACATCCATATTTCTTGATAACTGCGGGACATCATTACAAGAAAATGGATTTTCGTGATCAATTAGGATTAGAAAAAGATGTATTGGTATTTGGCGACTCAGGAGGTTATCAGATTGCAACTGGTGCATTGCCATATAGCAATGAATTGCGAGAAAAGATATTTCATTGGTTAGAAGCTAATAGTGACGTTGCTGCAAATCTTGATATTCCACCTAAGACAAAATATAAAAACAAATTTGCTGAGTGTGCTGATATTAGTTATGATAACTTTGCTTGGTTTGAAAAACATCAAAGTGGTAAAACTAAGTTTTTAAACATGTTGCAAGGTTCTAATACGGATGAGTATACATGGTGGTATCACAAATTTAAGCATTTTGATTTTCAAGGTTGGGCGATTGGAGGCCCGCAGAAATTAGTAGATTTCATGTTTGCGGTATCTTTGATGCTTAAAGAAAGAGAATTTGAAAATAAACGATTAGAGTATGTTCACTTACTTGGTATTAGTAAAATTTCAGATTTTTTCATTCTAGCAACATTGCAAAAGCTAATGAATAAATTGACAAACAATAGAATTTATATCACAACGGATTCTAGTTCTCCAGGTCAATATCCAGTATTTGGAACATATCTTC